GCAGCCGTGCGCGACGCCTGTATAACCGTATAGTTTTGAGTCCAGCCGTTAATTTCGGATATGGAAACCGCGTCGCCTTCTTTTAAGCCGGGGAAGTCGGCGTCTTTGACCCCGGCGGTCTCCATTTCCAGGACTTGAGCGGACGCCCCGCCTGGCTCAATGCCGGTTTCCGACATGATGTCGTAAAAACATGGACGCAACACTCCGTTCCACGCGATCGTGTGCATGGAATCGGCAAGCATTACGTCCATGTCTTCAGATTCAGTCTTGAAAACGTAAGCCATATCACTCCTGCCCGCCTCCTTCGGCGGCTTGGTTGATGGCGTCAATCATTTGCGATTTGGTCATGTCGCCGCTGAGTTCAAGCCCGTAGGTTTCCAGGGCGTATTCCTGCAACTGCGACTTTGTCATTTTCGTCAAATCAATTTCTTCCTCTTCCTTTTCCCCTGCCGGCGGTGGATCCGGCGGCGGCGGTGGATCCGGCGGCGGCAGTGGATCCGGCGGAGCGGGCGGCGGTTCGATTTTAACTACCACGCCCAGAGACAGAAGTATCTGGGCGGTAGCCGGGTCAAGCTCAAAGATGTCCCCGGCCTGGACGGGAAAGCCCAGGCCGTCAATTCTCCATTTCGCTTGATACATGGTTTCCCTCCTTTACGCCGGAATGGCGTTTTGAAAGAAGTAGCCAAGATCGCCGGCGCAGATTACCTCTTTGCAGCTTTCGCCAACGCGGACGCGCTGCCCGCCGCGCATACCAAGATCAGGGTCGTCGATCTTTCCGGCGACGCGCTGTCCCCACTGCGCGGTAAAGCCGAAACTCATTCCGCTGGAGGCTGTGGCAAGACTATCGCGGTAAATAAACGCGGCATGATTGCCCCATGTGCGCTTAATATCCACGTTCTGGCCTTTATTGGCTATGTTCAGCCACGCCTCGCCAATGTAAATAGCCTCAAGTTCAAGCAAATCGGCAACGGCGTTCAGCGGCACAACGCCGCTGTCTCCGGGATTGGCGAGCACGGCTTTGACGATCTGCGGGTGCTGCCGGAGCTTTGTCCATACGGGACGGCTGAATATGCCGATATTCGGGCGCATGACGACGGTATCAAGCGCGTCAAGTATCGCCCTTATGGGATTGGAGTTGGCGTAGTCGCTCCATTGTGCCGTCCCGAAAAGCGTAGTCTTGTTGTTCGTGCCATACGCGTCGGGATCAAACACTTTGTTTGCGACGCGAACCTCACGGCCGAGGTCGATGATCTTCGCCAGGTTTTCAGCGGCATACGCGACGGGGTTGTATCCTTCCGGCGCGTTTTCGATGTCCGCGTTCGGAATAGGATCATCCAACGCGAAATCCTCGGTGAAGCCTCCCTCTTCCGTGAATCCGAATTCGACCTGGTTAGGCGCGGAAGTGCGTCCGACAAGGGTGTCCGGGAGCGTGAATCCGTCTTTTAGGTCAAACTTGCGATACTTAAACGCCTGTTTGGCGACGGGAACGCGCGGCAAAACTTCATCCGCGATAAGGCGCTTGTTCCGATAAGCAATGGCGATAGCCGTCAATACCGGGTCTACNGGAAATGGTGCCAGCATAATTGANATCTCCTTTNTANTTTAATTTCACGCGGATNATGTCGCCGACGGCCGTCGCTTTTTCAAGCGCGACGCCGGCAACGACGGGNGTTCCGGTGGTAGGCGTGGTTATAGCCCTGCCCTGGTTGTCGGTTGAAACGTTCGCGCCGCGCGCGATTACAGCGCCNGCCTTTATCGCGGCTATGCCCGCGTGAATAATGTCAACGCGGCNCATTGCNGTTTTCAGCGGAATGTTCGTCGTTGCGCCGAATACTTTNTCACCGGCGGTATTAGTCGTTACGACNTCATCGTCGCCCGTTCCAATCTTGACGAAACTGTTTCCCGGAATAGGCGCNGCCCCCCGGTAATTTTTGATTAAAAGCGGATTCATGCCTGACCTCCTTTGGCCGATACCTTTTCAACGGCNTCGGCATAACTGATTGTTCTTCCATGCGCGGCTTCGGCGTNAACGTACTCCCGCGCCTTTTTCGCAAGCTCGGCGGAATTGATTTTCGGCTCCGCGGATACCGCGGGCGGCTCGGCTGCCGGCGCGGGTTTGGGCGCGTCGGCGGTCATGTCCGCGTTTATCTGCGCAAGCCTGGCCTTTTCAGCCGTGAGCATTTTCTGCGCGGCTTCGGCTGCGCTCGTGCCGTCAGCCTTCATCTGCGCTATAAGCGCGTCGTGTCCGGGAAGCGCCGCGGCTTCGATTGCCGCTATCCGGGCGCGTTCCTCCTGCGTTCCGGCTTCCCGCGCCTGTTCCTTTGCCTGGGCGAGCGCGGTTTCCTGCTTTGCGGCCTCTTTTGCGACAGCCGCGTCAACCGCTTCCTGACTCTCGCATTCGACGCCGTAAATCGTCACTTTGTCCATAATTACCACTCCTTTAAGTTTTGGCGCGCGCGCGCCGGTTTTAACGGGCGTAATGCACATTGCAATAGCCTCGGAAAGGGTTTTGATCCCGTCCACAAGCCCTGCTTCAATCGCTTTCCGCCCGATGAAAATTTTGCCGTCTGCCATGTCACGTAAAACCGTCTCAACATCACGTCCGCGATTTGCCGCCACACCGTCCACAAAAACCTTATAAATCGCGTCAACCTGCTCCTGTATGCTTTCGCGGCCTTCCTGGGAAAGCGGGGCGTGTTCCGACGCTATGCGTTTATACCTTCCGGCGGTGATCTCCGTCATGCGGATGCCCATGGCGTCTTCGCGTCGGCTCCAGTCTTCATGCGTGTAGACCACGCCGATACTGCCCGCCCGGGTCGTTTCATCAACGATATAAACGCTTTCGGCGGCGCTGCCTATCCAATAAGCCGCGCTTGCCATCATTCCGTCGGCAACCGCGATTACGCGCTTGCTTTGGCGCGCGGCGTGAATCGACTGCACGGCGGCCTGCGTGCCGTCGGCAACGCCGCCCGGAGAATCAACGGAAATTATTATTGAATGCGCTTTCGTATCCTGCGCCGCGGCCGCCATGGCCTGCCCGAACAGTTCAGTCGATGTTCCGCCGCTCCAATTGGTTATCAGATTCGCCTTTTTAGACAAAACTCCCGATAGACTGACAACGGCTACGCCGTCAATCACCTGATAAGGCGCTTCCCCTACAGCCTGGTTTTTCCCTGCGGCGGCCTCAAACGCGGCGAAGTCGGTTTTCTCACCGGATACCCAGCGCCGATAAACGGCGCATATCTGCTGAAACTTTTCAGGCTCAATCGCCCACGGGCCGGAAATAACGTCAAGTACCGGCATAGTCAGTTCCTTTCCCTGTCATAGTCTCCACCCTCATCCGGCGGAAGCGCGGAGGAGGGCGCCCCGGCGGATTTGACCTGCGCGGTCACGGGGAGTTCGAGACCGCCGGCAATTCTCATCTGTTTCTCGCGCACCTGCTGCCGGTGTTTTTCTTCCCATATGCCGCCGGTCAACGACATCGTTTCCTCCGTCAACGTCGATACGCCAATCGCGAGACGCCTTTCGGCCGCGGCAACTTCCTTTACCGGGTCAATGCTGCCCGGGCTGTCGCCTATCCAGTCATGCCCAAGATACGCGGCGCGGACAATCGGATTGTTGAAATATCCAGGCGCGGAAATCCTTCCGAGACTCACGGCCTCATCCATCCACGCTTCGAAAATCGGCGAACTGAACCCCGCTGAAAACCAATGGCGGCGATTGAAATAAAACTTCCACGCTTCGAGCATTGCCGCCCGCGACGCGCTGTAAGAAGCCGTGAAGTGCTTTATCAAAACCTCAAACGGCAAACCAAGCGCGACGCCGATTTGACGTAAAACCGCCTGGACAAAAACATCAAACGCCGTGTTCGGCCTGTTCGGATTGGCGAAAGTAATATCATCGCCGTCGGCAAGATCTACGATCAGCCCGGGGCCGAGTTTAAGCGGAGCTTGACTGTCGTTTCCATATGTCGCCGTTCCCGCCATGTCGGAAGCCACGCTTTGAGCGAGATTCATGCCCTCGCCAGTCGGCGTTCGCACAAATCCCGTAAACATGCTCGAAACCACGGCCGCCATTATCTCCGCGTCCGTATATTTGCCAAGCTGCTGCAAAAGCTCCATTACGGGCGCAAGGTACGGGACGCCGCGGGATTGATCCGGACGGAGCCGGTCGAAAAGATGTATCACGTTGCGGCGTTCCGTCTTTTGACCAAAAGCCGAATACCGTATCGTTTTATAGTTATTCATCTCAGCCATGCCGCCGGGATGGCGTTCAAGAATGTGATAAGCGACGGGCGCGCCCGCGGCATTTTTTTCCACGCCGGCGTACACGCGATTCCCGTTTTCAAGCTTTGTTCCGTCAAACATGCTTGCGGACGGATTCGCAAGGCGGTCGGCTTCGATAATCTGCACCTGCAAACGATACGGCAGCCCCTTGCCGCTCAGCGGCAAAAGAGCAAGCACGTCGCCGGATTCAAGCGCGGATCGGAACGCCAGGGATTGCAGNCCGTAAATATTCAGCGCGCGCGTCGCGTCGCATTCAGGGCTTTCCGCCCAAATCCGCCATTCCCTTTCAACAGCCGCCGCCCATTCAGCCGCCCGCTCCGGAGTCCAGCCGAGAGTGCGCGTATCGGGAAGTGATTGAAGCGTCAGGCCGGTTCCTACCACTGACTGCACAACCGTACCAACGGCGCCGACCGACAGCGGGGAATTTCGCAGCAGATCGCGCGACCTGTTGCGCAGAACCGGAAGATCAGGAAGCGCGGCGCCGTCGGAATCGGAACTGCTCGTAACCCATGCCGCGGTCGCCCGACGGGTTTGGCTCGCGCCGGTGTAGCCGCCCGTACCGTAAACGGTCGAGGCGATAGCCATCATGGCCCGCGCGCGCATGCGCTTTACGGCGTGTACAGGGGCGATGTATCCCACGGCGCGGTCGATGATATTCGGTTTCATAGCGGTATCACCCCGCGGGCGCGCGGGCCGCGGCCGCCATTGCGCGACTCAAGCTCAAGACGCTGAATCTGCGCTTCCCAATATTTGATCATTTCCTGAATTTGGGCGGCTTCCTGCGAATACAAAGAGTTGTTCCCGTGCGACCATCCCCGGCGCTCGGCAGCCTTCTCCGACGCTTTTAACCAGATCGCAAGCTGTTTTTCCGCATTCTCAAGCGTTATCCCCGCCATAGCAACGGCACAATATCACGGGTTTTTAAAAAGAGGCTTTCAACCGCGGTTTTTTTGGGACTGCATGGGACTGTATGGGACTGTATGGGACAACTGAAAAATAACCCTTGACAGGTTAAATTTTTATACCCTCGGAAATGATTCTATGCCCGCGCGGNCNTTGCGCNGGNCGCCCGGGTTCTTCCATGAGTTTCTGAATATCTTCCACGCGCCAGGCGGTTACGTTTTTTGAAATCTTAACCGACCGCGGGTATTTTCCAGATCGGACGCCGCGCCACCACTCGGTTTTCGATACGGGGATCAGTTTTAAAACCTGCTTGATTCGTAAAAAGCCTTCGCTCATATCGTAACACCCTCTGAAATGATTCTATGTACCCGCCGCGGCAACACCGGCGCCGCAACGACATTCGGCGCGATCTTCCCGCGTTCAATTACCTCTTGCTGCAATCGTTCAAAATTCCGATAGCGNGCCGGATCAATGAAATTCTGTAAAACGAAAAGGCCGCCATGNGCGTAAACAGTTAAATCAAGAGCCTCATTGCGCGGATGGATGGATATATATCTCCAGTGGAACCTGCGGCTTCGATGGTCGCGCTCCCGTATCTTTTTCTCGCTGGCCAATTGGCGGATATATTCGTCAGTTGTCCAATCCGGGAGGTGGTGATAATTGCTCCGCGCCAGGGCTTTCGGGTGCGGAGGAACCCTTAACCGCGAGAAAATCCGATCTTTCGCGGCAACCGTCGCGATATTCCACAGCCTGATAGAATGCCTTTTAGCTGATCCTTCCTGGGCCAGCCCTGGGCGTGAAAGATAATCGACGCCTTTGCACGCAAACACCCGCCGCGCCGATCCCTGGCGCGGAAGGACGTATTCATACACCGCGTCCGTCTGATCTCCAGAGTCCACGAGACATATCGCCGGGCGCAGCAACGCTCCGCCCTCATGCGGCCATTCGCGCAGAAAAAACCTGTCAAGCTCGCCCCATACCGGATTTGTTACGGTTCCCGCATCGCCCCAAAAGACTTCATGCGCGATGAGCCAGGATTCTTCGCCGGGTCCGAAACCTGTTATTTGGGCTTCAATGCGGCCGCCGCCGCCCGCCTGGACATCGGCGCTTCCGATTAAAACGCAGCAGCGCTCCGGGACTTTAGCGTTATTCCAATGCGTAATATCATCATCGGCAACGGGGCGCGCCTGCGGGTAGCGCTCCAGGCGGCCGGCCAGGAGGCTTTCAATCGGAGTATCATCATCCTCTTCATCACTCCAAAGTTCACCCAGGCGCAAATTGACGAAAGTTTTGAGTTTTTCCGGATTCCCCTGCGCTTCATGCCATTCCTGCGCCATCGCGCTCCACACTGTGGACTTCCACGGCGAGTACAACGCATTAATCGCGAATCCGGCGACAACATAACCCTCTATATCGCGCTTCCCGGGAAAGCGCGGCAGCCATTGACCCGCGTCAAGCATTTGCTGTTTAAAACGCTCGTCAATGCCTATATCGCAATGCGCGCAATGGTAGCGTACCGAGCCGGGAACCGGCGCGCCCTTTTCATCCTTTTTCCATCGCAGACGGTACGCGCCTGTCCCGAAAACGCCGCGATAACGCTCAACCTCATGCGGAGGCACGAACTCGCCCAAATCGCGCCATACAAGCGGCTGCATGAACCCGCAATGCGGGCAGGGAACCCAGTAATAGCGCTGATCAGACCGTAGAAAATGTTCCTCAATGTTTGATACGCCTTTGAACTTTGCAGGCGTCGAGCCTATCATGATTTTCGCGTCATCAAAGGCGTCCGTCCGCCGTATCGCAATGTCTATCGGATTACCCTCGCCTTCACAATCGTCAACATACCCGTCAACCTCGTCAAATATCAGTATCCGTACCGGGTCGGAACGTAAAGACTTCGCGGACGTAGCGAAAGCAAAACGCAGAAATCCGCCAGGGAACTCTTTAAGAAGCAAGGTGTTTCCCCGCCGCATCGTCGCCGGCGCTATCTTCGCCGAAAGGGCGCGNCAGTCCGCGATCAGCGGCGCAATACGTTTTTTGGAATACTCCTCGGCCGACAATTTCCCGGACTGAACAAAAAGTATCGGCGACGGATCGGCGTCGATATAATATCCCGCAATGGCATTCAGAATAGCCGACCATCCGATTTGAGTCGATTTACGGAAAACAACAGCCTTTACTTGCGGATCCACGAGACAGTCAAAAATCCCTTCCTGAAAACTTTCAGTGCGCCACGGCCCCGGCCGACTGCTTGCCCCTTTTCGCAATATAAGGTTTTCTTCCGCCCATAGACTTATGTTTACCTCCGGAGGCGGCGCGAGGCTTTTTAATAATTCCAGGTTTACCCGCCGGAAGTTTTTTATGAACTCCGCGCTGCCGATAATACTCATCCACTGCGGTTGTGTCTCTTGTGTCCCTGATAGCCTTATCAAGCGCATCCTCCTCGCTTAACCCTGTAAGTATTTCGCGAACAGCGGCCGCCAGCCTGTTCTTGATTTCATGCCGGTCTATCCCTTCCACTTGCGCGGCCACGCGCCCGGGAAACGCTAAAAACCCCTGNCGCACAAAACCGAACATCGCGCCGACGCTCTTTTCATAAACACTCAACGGAATAAGTTCGCCGCGCATTTGAGCCGCTTTTAATTCCTTGATTTCAGCGTCAATGGCCGCGCCGCGCGTTTTCTCGCGATCAAGCGCGCTCTTTTCCGTTGAGCTTTTCGCTTTTTTTAAATCTTCCTTGAGTTTTTCAATCAGCCATAAACTGCATTCAAGCAGATCATATTTTCCACGCTCAAGCTTCGGCATTCCATCCTGAACGTAGTCGTATATCGTTTCATCGGACACCTTGAAAGCTTTACTTATATCCTTTAATCCGACAACGTTAGCGCTCATTTAACCGTTCCAATATAATTTTCATTCCAACCCTGTTTTAAAAAATTCAAAAAAATGGATACAGGCCGCGCCCGCCGTCACCCGCTCTCAAAAATTTTCTGAAAGTACCTTTTCGATTTCTNCCCCGNATTATGTCAACTTATAAAAACGCCGCAAGAAATTCTCCCGGAAATTATTTACATATGTNTCTTTGCTTAGTTTTCCAAAAGAAAGTTTCTTTTTCAACCGCTTTCCCGCCTGAAATGAATACACTAAGCGTATATCGTCACGNNNCGGGCCGACGCGCTGTAACACTCCGCCGCGCGGCAATTTNGCTGTTTTTGAAACCACGAAGGTTCTTTCACGCCCCTTCCACTGCGCTTTGCCGGATTTCGTCATGTGCCGGCGCATTTTAAGCGCGCGGAACATAAGCCTTGGCGATACTGGTTTTTTAATACTCCCCTCACGCGCGGTCGCGGTGGTAGGCACGGCTACGCTTTTGCCGACAAACGGCTCCCGTATTCCGCCTGTTTCATACATGGGCAGCAGCAGACGGGGCTTATTGCCGACGATTCCAAGCACGGCGTATGGCCGATTTTGCTTTACATTCGCCCACTCAAAGATTTTGATTTGATTTTTCAGGAACTTACCGGTACGTTCGCCGCGNATANTAAACNGCTGTTCCATATCCGCGCGCACGGCGGATTGTATCTGCTTCGCCGTATCGTTAATCGCCTGCGCGGTGGAGTATGCAAGATTCCTGATCTGCTTACTTGTGTTCGCTTCAAACTCTTTCGCGTCGAATTCGATATTTATCTGCATTTCACATTTTCCCCCTGAAACGGTCTGTACGAGACTTTTCGGCCTCGGCGCATATCCG